TATTGTTACCCTGATTTGTTTCAGCAGGAGGGGCTACTGACTCTGCAGTCGCAGGTGGAGGAGTAGCAATACCATAATCGTGTGCTGTCTCAACTTCAAGCTCTGATAACTGTATACCAAGTCCTACCGCTGCTGGTTTACCACCTCTCATAATCGATACGCCACCCGTGGGTCCATAATCAACAGTAATATTTTGAATCATAGCCGGTTTAAATTTCATAAAATGTTCACCATTTACACCAAGCAAATAAATGTTTACTGTAGATGGATATCTTAAAAATGCTGAATTGATTCCAAATAGATTTGCTGTTTGTGGTAAAGAGTGCTGTTTCAGGTGATAAACAATATTCTTAATTATATCTGAATCTCTTGTGTTATTTGGAAATAGCTCCCAGTTAAACTGGTGCTGTCTTAGGTTCACACCTTCAAATGTAAGGGTTTCACGGGGGTTCAGAACCTGTCCAGTAGCATTGTTTACTGCACGGGCATAGTCACCCGGCAATGCTTTTCTTAATAGGTACTGAGCACCAGTTACGACGTCAGCAATATCTGTACCCAGAACATTTTTAAGTGCACCTTGAAGCTGAGCCATTGCGCCACCACCACCCGACGTGCCACCACCTCCAAGCATACTTCCAACCGCAGCGCCCATACCTTGTAGAATTTTTGGAAGATCTCCAATAGTTTGGCCATTACCACCAGATTGAATATAGTTGTTTACTCTTGTAGCAATTTGCTCTACAAAAGGATCTCTCTCAAAGTTATTTACTCTGAGGCTCGTTTGGTCTGTAAGCTGCTTTGGAAAAGGTAACTCGATTGATGTTGTAGTTCTAAGTGTTGCCGCAACAGTTCTACCAAACTGATCTTCCGGCGCTTCAAGAAGTCCACGTGCGGTTCCCACAGAATCTCCGTCTCCAAATAAAGATTTGAAGTCGTATTGTTTGAACACCATAAGTATCCTGTGCGGGTGACCTTCAGAAGGAAAGCTAAAAAATTTTGGAGCTTTATCTTCTTCTTTTTTAGTTCTTAGTATTTCCGGTGGGGTAAATTTTTTACCGATTGCGCCGATCATTAAACTGCCGCCTTTTTATATAAATAGGTTATTATGATCTATTTATACTGAGAAATGAGGCGGCACGTGGCGTATGGTGGAAGGTTTAGACCAAAGAACCCCGTAAAATATAAAGGTGATCCAACAAAAATTTATTATAGATCAATGTGGGAGTTCAAATTCTTTCGTTATGTGGATGAACACCCGCATGTTTTATGGTGGGCTAGTGAGGAATATGTAATTCCATACTATTCACCAATTGACGGTAAGAGGCATCGGTATTTTCCTGATGTTGTTGTTTGTAAAAAAGGACCGGATGGATCTCAATCTACTATGATGATTGAGATCAAACCAAAAGGACAAACAAGACCGCCGGATAGATCTAAAATGAAAACAGCTAAGGGCAACTTATCAAGGCGATATATTAACGAGGTGAAAACGTACGGTATCAATGAAGCAAAGTGGAAAGCAGCTCGAGCATGGTGTGCACAACGTGGATGGACATTCCACATATATACTGAGGACCAATTAGGAATCAAATAATGGCTGAGATATTTAGCAATATTCTATCACAAGGTATTAGAGCGGGTCAGATGCCTGCTCGTACAGCACAGGCTCGTGAATGGTATAGAGACCAAGCGAAAGAAGTTACTCGGTCATCTCGAAATAGAACTCGCGCAGATCAATTGATACGAGAGATTCGTAGAGATGGCGATAGACCACAGCGCAGTCAATTTAGACTAGGCGACATGTATCTTTTCACCTATGATCCAAAGCATAAAGACAAGCTTCCGTACTACGATAGGTTTCCTCTTATTTTTCCAATAAATAAAGCTAAGGGTGGATTTCTAGGTATTAATATGCACTACCTACCGCCAGTATTAAGAGCAAAGTTAATGGATCAGTTGTATACTGTTACGACAAATAAACGTTTTGATGAGACTACAAGATTGAGATTGTCATATGATATTTTGAACGGTGCGGCTAAGTTTAGAGAGTTTAAGCCGACAATCAAACATTATCTCAATGCTCATGTGAGAACAAAGCCAGCTTACATTTATCCAAGTGAGTGGGATGTTGCATTGTTCTTACCAACACAGAAATTTGTCGGTGCAAATGCTACTCAAGTTTATGCCGACTCTAGAAGAATTATAAGGGCATCGCGCTAATGGCATTTAACCTATCACAATTCAAATCCCAGATGGACTGGTTCGGCGGACCAGATCGTGCCTCTTTATTTGAAGTTGAGCTCAGTGGCTTACCTTTAACTAAATCGAGAGCGGGTTCATATGACCTTAAATTTTTCTGTAAAAACGTAGCCATACCGGGCATGATCTTTAACCCTGCTCAGTATGAAGCTGTGGGTCAGATGCGTAAGGTCTATCCTATGGGATTCAACCCAGAACCAGTACAAGCAATCTTTTTACTTGATGCTGATAAACAAGTACTTACATTCTTTCATGGATGGGCACAGAGTATGGTAAACTTTAGTACCGCGGGTGGAGCATTCTCTGCGGTTGACGGTACAAAACCATTTGAAATTAATTATCGTGATGATTATGCATGTCGAATGGTTATCAAACATTATAGTGCAAACTATACACAGACCGGACAATACTATGAGGTAATTCTAGATAAAGCGTTCCCAATTCAAATGGGTGATGTGGATCTTGCATGGGAGAATGGTGACAGTTTTGTCGTTCTACCAGTAAGTATTCAATATGATAGAATCGAGTTCTCAGGTGAAAGATACGGTTATCCTATAGGCGGGGATGGAAACAGCCTACTTAAATTACTTACAGCAGCTGGTAGAATCAACGACATTATGGGCGGCGGTATTCTTCCAACTGGTGTACAAGATGCAGTTAATAAACTCACTGGAATTAACGGCGAATTTGATAATATTTCTAGAAAAGGTCGAAGTCTCGCAAACCAGGTGGGTAGATTCTTAGGTGGATGAACAGGAGAAATTAAATTATGCTACCAAAAATTGATCTTCCTATTTTTGAAACAACCTTGCCATCAACAGGTGAGAAAGTCAAATATAGAGCGTTTACGGTTAAAGAAGAAAAGATTCTTCTCGTTGCGCAGGAATCTAATGATATCGGCCAAACTATCTTAGCAATCAAACAGGTCGTAAATAATTGTGTTCTTAGTCATGACGTAGCCGAGTTTGCTATGTTTGATCTAGAATACATGATGCTTATGATACGCGCTAGGGCAGTTGATGATACGGTAAAATTTGTAATCACAGATACAGATACTGATAAGCCAGTAAACTTAGAATTAGCTTTAGATGATGTACAGGTCGTCAAGAGTGATGAACATAAAAATGAAGTGGCTATTAATGAAGAATACAATCTTTATTTAAAATATCCAACGATAGACCAGTTCATACGAATTGTAGAGATGGATCAGAGAGATCCTCTTGTAAATTATACTATTATGATTTCTTGTTTGGATAAAGTCGCTTCAGAAGACGAGGTTCATGAGTTTAAGAACTACTCTGAAAAAGAGATAGATCAATTTATGGAAAACGTTGATACTAAGGTTCTTAAAGGTATTCAAAAATTCTTTGAGACCATGCCAAAGTTAAAGCATGAAGTACATTATGAGAACGAAAATGGAGATAGTAAAGTATACACTGTTGAAGGAATCAATAGTTTTTTTTTCTAGTGCTGAGCCACATTAGTTTGGCGGATTACTATAAAGTGGTGTTCGCTTTGGCTCAGCACCATAAATACTCTATAAGTGATATTGAAAACTTAATGCCATACGAGCGTGACATCTACTACAACATGATTATAAATTATATTGCAGAGCAAGAACAAAGTCGAGGTTAAGAGATGGCCCTTTCAGAAGATACACAAGCTATCATAGATAGATTAAAAGCAGAAGGCGATTTGATCCGCAATAGCGGAACTAATTCTATGCGAGCTGTAAATATTAAACTAGATCGATTCGAAGGTCTGTTTAAAAGTATCAACGAAAATGTCGTCAGTCAAACCGATATGATGCGTCAGCAAATGGGCATAGCTGCTAAACAAAGACGCCAGGAAGAAACTCGTCGTCAACAAGAAGAAGTACTACCGCCTGAACCAACGACCGAGCCGGCAGGAAGTCCAGTAAACGGCCGAGAAAATGGTGAAAGAAACATCGATAACGTAAGTAAGTCGATTGCCGAAGCTTTATCATTTAAGAACATTGTACTCGGTGGCGCTGCGTTGTTTGCAGGCTATAATATTCTAAAAGGTTTTATCGATCAGAAAACCGGCGGTGGCTTTACCGACATGGAAAGTGGCATCGGAGATTTTGCATCTAAATTAAAAGATTTTGAAATGCCAGATTTTACAGCCACTATGGAAAAATTAAATAGTTCTATTGATGGCCTTAAAGCAACAATTGATCAATTAAAAACCGATATAGATAACGCCGCAGCTAAACTCAAAGATTGGCAATGGTGGATTGGTCTTGCTATTGGTGCTATTGGTCCTTTTGTTGCAATTAATAGACTGCTTAAAATTAGATTAGAAAGACTACGCCAACAAACTATTGAAATGGAAAGGGCTCCTAATGTTACGTCTGATAGTCCAAACCAGCCTAGATTAGGCGCTTATGATGTAGATCCAGCCAATCCAAACTTCAAAGGATGGGGTGAAGACGGCAAACCAGTTTTTAGAGATGCACCTAATGCACCCAAAGTTGTTCTTCTACCAGATGGAACACCGGTTAGAGGCACTTCTCCTGTAAGAGTTCCTACACCAAGTACAGAGACTCCTCGCTTGGGAACACCAACAGACCTTGATAGACCACCAGTAGCACCTGGTGCATTCGCTGATGGCGCGCCAAGAATGACCACGCCAGATATGTCAACTCCAGAGTTGCGCGCACAGAACAGACCAATTATAGCAGATAGTATCACAAGAAGTGGTGGTAGGATTGGTTATAATCAGC